AACAAACTGGATGAAAGGCGGAAACGTCAACGGTTCGTTTGCGAATCTCATGATCAGTACGAACACTGTTCTGAGCAACGTGACATCGACCGAAATTCGTCTGGAAGTTGCCAATGGTTCTTCGAACACATTCATGTGGCAGTACGGTCTACATGCTGGTTTGACTGGTGCAAACCTTGTCGCTAACACAACGAAGCTGACGATTCAGTCGAACTCGACCACGAATACAACAGCAACTGCATTCGCAGTTGTTGCCGCGAATAGCACTAACACTGCTACGATGAATCCAATTAGCTTTAGCACTGGATTGTTTGTAGCGAACACGATTCAGATTACATTAGGTGCCAATGTCACTGCTAATGCCACGAATGGTGGTACGATCCAAGTCACAGGATCCGGAGCAGTAGGTAACAGTGTATCAAATAGCAGCGGCCTATATGTAGGCAATACTGTTACGAACAGTCAGATGACGAGTGTTCGATTCTTTGCCGCAGAAGGTAGCAATACCGTACTCGCAAACAATCAGATCATTAGCATTGCCAATACAACATCATCTGCAAATATTGATCCTATCAGTTTCAAGACAGGCATCTTTACAGCTAACACCATTCAAGTTTCACTTGGTGCCAATGTCACTGCGAATGCTACCAACGGCGGCACGATCCAAGTAACAGGAACTGGTACGGTCGGCAATACGGTTGCAAATAGTAGTGGCCTGCATGTAGGTAATACTTTAAACTCTTCACAAGTCACATCAGTTCGTTTCCTTGCATCTGAAGGTTCAAACACCACTCTTGCAAATACTCGAATCATTAGCATCGCTAACTCGAGTGCCACTGCAAACATCGAACCGAACGCATTTAAAACTGGCATCTTTACTGCCAATACTATTCAGATCTCGCTCGGCGCAAACGTCACGGCAAATGCTACCAATGGTGGTACAGTGCAAATCACTGGAACAGGTGCGATTGGTAACGTTGTAGCAAATAGTAGCGGAGTATTTGTAGGTAATACGCTTAACGCTTCTGAGTTAACATCGCTTCGATTCTTCACCGCAGAAGGTAGTAATACCGTTTTAGCGAATACTCGAATTGTTAGCATTGTCAACTCAACGTCGACATCTAACGTTACACCGACAGGATTCTTTGCAGGTATTGTTACTGCTAACCAAACAGTTGTTGCAGTCGGAGCGAATGTCGTTGCAAATGCTACTACGGTTCTTGTTGGGAATGCAACGTTTAATACGGCGATTGGTAATGGATCGATCACTGCATCTGCGAATCTTACCATTACGCCGACAAGCCATCTTGTTGTTGTAGGTGCTGCGACAGTCAGTTCGAACGTTGCTCTTGCAAATACGCTGACGGTTACAGGAAATACGAATCTTTCGAATACGCTCACTGTAACTGGAGCTACAACGCTTTCGAGTACTCTTGGAGTAACAGGAGCAACTGCTCTAGCGAATACGCTCGCAGTGACTGGTCCTGCTACACATGCAAACATCGTGACTTTCAAGACTGAGCACGTAGTTGATATCTTTGCAAACGGAAATCTTGGAGCTACGACTGGTTCAGATCTTCTTGTCTTCGAATATCCAAAGGCAGACTATAGCACTGCTAAACTTCTCATTCAATTGAAAAATGCTGGTAATACACAGATCTCTGAAGTACTACTTGCTCATGATAATTCGACTGCGCAGCTTACAACATATGGTACGGTTTCTTCACCTGTTGCAGCTAATTCCGGAGTCAGCTTACTTGGTACTTTCTCTGCGAACGTGGCTACTGCAAACGTAAGAGTATATGTCAATCAAACAAGATCTAGCACGGCTGCAAAAGTTGTTGCTCAATTCATTAAGTAAGGTAATATATGTCAGGCGCAAATAATAGATTTAAGGTTGATAACGGTCTAGTTGCTTCTGGCAACGCGATCTTCTATGATCGTGTCGACGTAGAAGCCAACGCGCACTTTAAAAACGACTTGTTTGTTGTATCTGGTAACCTTGTAGTAAATGGTTCTCTTGTATACGCCAACGTTACCATCGGTCAAGGCGGGGTTCTTCTGATTGCAGATCAGCAGCCACTCGGTAATACTTCAAACCGTTTCAATGCTTTCGTATTTAATACGACATCTTATGGAACACTACGACCAGATGCAAACGGTGGTGCACTTGGTACTACGACTGCTCGCTTTGATGTCTTTGCAAACAATATCACCGTTACAAATACGGTGAATTTCCCGAGTGGAGCAGGCGTTAACTCGTCGCTCTATACTGGTACAGCAAGCAATGCTAACACCGTATACAATATCTCGGCGAATGGTATCGTAGTCAGAACTGGTACAGGAACAGGTACTACGGTATCGATTGCTTCTACGAACGGCATTAGCGTAACAAACGGCAACGGCGTTTCTGGAAATCCTACGATTAGTTTTGTAGCGAATGCTGGTTTAACAGTAAACGCGGCAGGCGTATTTGTTGATGCATCTGCTATTACTGTCGGTACACTTCCTACATCTCGGGGCGGTACAGGCGGATCGATCAATAACCTTCTACCTACACAATCTGCTGGAACAACAGGTTTCGTCCTTGCATCAAGTGGAGCGACAGCTAACTTGGTGTGGACGCAACTTGCTGGACCTCAAGGTGCGCAAGGTGCAACTGGTGCTCAAGGTGCACAAGGATCTACCGGTTCTCAAGGACCAACTGGTGCTCAAGGCGCAGCTTCGACAGTTCCTGGTCCACAAGGCGCGCAAGGAATAACTGGTTCCCAGGGTCCACAGGGAACAACTGGTTCTCAAGGACCACAAGGACCTTCGGTTCAAGGACCGACGGGACCACAAGGTGCACAAGGAATTATCGGACCTCAGGGACCGCAAGGAACAACTGGTGCTCAAGGTGCTGCTTCAACCGTTGCCGGTCCTCAAGGCGCCCAAGGTTTGCAAGGTATCCAAGGACCACAGGGACCGCAAGGCCTTACAGGTGCACAAGGTGCAGCATCTTCAGTTGCTGGTCCTCAAGGTGCTCAAGGATTACAAGGCGCTCAAGGTGCAACTGGTCCTCAAGGATCTCCTGGAATAAACGGAGCACAAGGTGCAACTGGTGCTCAAGGCGCGGCAGGTTCAAGTATAACAGGTGCTCAAGGTGCAACCGGACCACAAGGTGCCCAAGGAAGTGCATCTGGTGCTGTCGCGCCTATTCTAAGACACGTCACCGCAGGATTTACAAGTGGCGGCCAAGTTTTTGTAACAGCGACTCAACCTACTGCTTCAGCGGCTGGTGATATCTGGATTGACACTGCAGGAACTACAGGATATACACAAAGTCTCTCGTCAAATGGATGGACTAAGTTGCCAAACGGAGCAATTATTCAGTGGGGAACAGTAACTGTTACTCCAAATACTACAGGATCTGGATCATTTCCAACATCGTTCACCGCGGTTGCCCGAGCTGTGATGAATGGCGTAGGAGATACAGGCGTATTTGGACAGGCTTCTAAAGGTGCAACCATTTTTAGTGTATCAACAACTGGTTTCAGTTGGTTTAACGGAGATGAAAGTTCTCATACCGGTTACTGGTTAGCAATGGGATATTAATAAAATGACAATTTACTACAGCCCAACAACAAAAGGTTTTTACGATACTGATTTTGGGTATCCGTCATTGCCGCAAGATATTGTTGAAATTACCGCAGAGCAACACCAGCAGTTTCTCCATGGTATGAATATGCAAAATAAAGAATTGGTTTTATCACAAGGAAATCTTGTTTTGCAAGATCGAGTCGTGGTAATTACTTGGGAACAAATTAGATCGAAAAGAAATAATCTTCTAGCTTTATCTGACTATACTCAAATGGCAGATTGGCCTGGAGATAAAACTGCTTGGGCTACATATCGTCAAACTTTAAGAGATCTTCCTCAGACTTATACAAATGCAGCAGACGTTGTTTGGCCATCTAAGCCAGGAGAATAATAAGTGCCGCTAACGTTCCTATCTGCTAAACCTGTTAAATATTGGAACGGCTCGTCGTGGGTCGGGAGCCAAGATTTTGCCGCCGTTAAAATGTGGAATGGATCTACGTGGCAATATGTAGGAATACGTCCGTATGCAGATGTAGCCTTAGTTACTTTTAGTCCCGTGGGCGGCACAATATCATCTCCGACTTTTGACACTGCCGAAGCGTATGGTTCCCAAGCAGGTTATACTATCACAGCTTCTTCAAGCGTAGTTTGGACTTATACTGGAGGAGATGGATTTAGTGGATACGCCAGTGTTGCAAGTGGAGGAAGTGCTTCATCAATTGAACTTGTAGCAGCTTATACAGGTGGTTTCAATGAACAAACGTTTAACGTATCAGCATCAAATGGTGCAGAAACTAAATATTGGGTGATAACTGTAACATCTTATAGTTTTGAATAAACATAGCGGAAGAATTAAATGGCACTGAAAGCAAATATCATTATCGATCAAGGCACTTCATTTGCTACGTCTATTGATGTGACTGATGAAAATGGTAACATCGTAAATCTTACAGGATTTACAGGTGCCGCTCAGATGCGTAAGCATTATACTTCGACCGCTCAAACCGCATTTACAGTTTCGATTACTGCTGTGACTGGCGTCGTCGCTCTTTCGATGTCGGCAAATACCACAAATGGCCTTACAGCCGGAAGATACGTATATGACTGTGAGTTGACTGATGGCAGCGGAACAGTTTCTCGTCTTGTTGAAGGTATCGTCACAGTTACACCAGGAGTTACAAGATAATGGCAGGTGCATCTCGTTTAGTCGCTACAATTACAAATAACAACGGCAGATTATCATCTGCTGGTCCTATTACTCTGAAAAATCAAATTCAAGAAATACGAAGTATTGAAAACATACTCGACGTCAGCGTCGTTGAAGCCGCCAATGGCGCTACATTAATCTACAATTCTCAAAATGATAAATATGAGGTGAGACAACTGTCATTCGCGGATCTAGCAGTAGATCTCGACGGCGGATCATTTTAACCTAAAAGGAATAGCCAAATGGCAGACAATTTAATTCAAATTAAAAGGTCGTTAACGACAGCTGATGCGCCAACATTAGCTAACGGTGAATTAGCGTTTACAGCAAATGGCGATCACTTATTTATTGGTTCGAATGGTGCTTCGATCACCATTGCCGGTAAATTTAATCCTGGTATACTGACCGCCAACCAAGCACTCGTTGCGAATGGTACCTCTGGTATCGACAAGATTATTGTTGCTAACGCTGTTGTGACAACAGTTACAGCCAATGGTTCGACGGGTACCAACGGACAAGTACTGAGTTCAAATGGAACAGCCGCTTATTGGGAAACTCCTACTTCTGGCGTATCTGGTTCAAATACACAAGTTCAATTTAATAATTCTGGCGCATTAGCCGGAGACGCAGACTTTACGTTTGATAATACCAATAATAAACTGTCTGTTGCCGGCGGCGTTCTTGCTGGCTCTGGCGGTAACTTCGTCGTTGGTTCTAATTCTTTTGTTGCGAATGCCACCGGTGTATTCTCTACAGGCACCGTGAACGCAGCGATTGTGAGTGTTGGTACGGCGTTCGTAGCAAATGCCACACAGATCAATATTGGAACTAACGTTGCTCTTAATGCAAATGGCACAAATGGTACTGCAGGACAAGTTCTTGCATCGAACGGAACAGCTGTATACTGGGTAACACCTCAAGATGGTGATATTACATCAGTCGTAGCCGGTTCTGGTCTTACTGGTGGCGGTACATCTGGCGAGGTAACTCTTGATGTTGGTGCTGGTAACGGTATCAGCGTCTCTGCAGACGCGATTGCTGTAGTTGCAAATAGCGGTCTTGCTTCAAATACCTCAGGCGTACACGTTATTGCAAATAACGGTCTATCTGCAAACGCAACAGGCGTTTTTGTTGTTGCCGGAGCTGGTATTGCTTCGAACGCAACAGGTGTGCATGTCGTATCTGGTAACGGTACGATTGTTTCGAATACCTCGGGCGTTTATGTCAATGCTGCTGCACTTTCAATTGCCACATCGCAACTTTCAGGCGACGTTGCTCTTGGTTCGGGTACATCAGGCGACTATGTTGCTACTATCACAGCTGGTAACGGTATTTCTGGATCCTCATCTGGTGAAGGTGGTGCAGCCACGATTGCTGTTGTAGCAAACAACGGTATTGTATCGAATACTTCAGGCGTCTTTGCCAAAGCTGCTAACGGTATTTCTGTTGATGGCGCTGGTATCAACGTTGTTGGCGGTGATGGTCTTACAGCTAACGCGACTGGAGTTCATGTTGGTGCTGCTAACGGTATTAATGTCACTGCAGATGCAGTTGGCCTTACCACTGGTTCAACACTCACGGTCAACTCTGCTGGACTCCATGTTAATACTGCACTCTCGATTACAGATCTTTCTCTTTCCGGAAATCTGACTGTTCTCGGTACGCTTTCGACAATCGATACTACCAACCTGACAGTCCAAGATTCGCTGATCGAGCTTGCAAACGGAAACGCAACAACCGACATTCTTGATATCGGTCTTTATGGTCAATACGGTGCCACTGGAGCTAAATATACCGGTCTTTTCCGTGATGCTACAGATGGCGTTTATAAGCTCTTTGCTGGTTCTCAAACAGAACCTACAACAACTGTAGACACTGCAGCAGCCGGTTATACTACTGCTACATTACAAGCATTCCTAAACTCTGGTGGTTTGGTTTCGAACGCGACTAACGTTACTCTTACTGCGAACTCGACACTCGCGGTTGGTATCACAGCGAATACATTGAGTCTTTCGACTGCACTGCCTGGAACAAGCGGTGGTACTGGACTCGCGACTGTTACTGCAGAAGACATTTTAGTTGCTAACTCTTCGAACGGTTTTAGAAAATTAGCTGTTGGCTCTACTGGATTCGTGCTTCAGTCTAACGGTACAGCAGTTGTATACGCAACCCTCGACGGCGGGACATTCTAATTTATGGAAGCTGAATTTGTAAATGAGTACATCAATCGATTACTCGCGAGTGTACATGATCTTACAAGTAAGAACATCATGCTAGAAACAAGACTGGTCATGGCCGATAAAACCATGACCAGTCTTCAAGCAAAAATTGTTGATCTTGAAAAGCTTGGAAATAAAAATAAAAAAGCTGAAGATACTTCTGTATAAATAGAATATTAGGGGTTACATAACCGCTTCGTTGCTCTATATAGAGGTTGAGAATGGCAAATAAATTTCAATTTAAGCGCACGACAATTTCTGGTCGTACAGCTAATACTACTGACGTAGCAAATTCCGGCTTTATTGATAACGGTGAATTTGCAGTCAACCTAACTGACCGTAAAGTCTTCTCTTCAGATGCTGCGAATGCCATCTTTGAAGTTGGTTCAAATCTCTCTTCTCTCGCTGTCACTACGATCGTAGCCAACGGATCTTCTGGATCCAACGGCCAAGTTCTTTCATCGAATGGAACAGGAGTTTATTGGGGCTCAGGCGGTACGGCAAATGCTGCTACCATGAATACCTATACGTTTACTGTCACATCGAATACCACGGTGTTTACAGGATTAGACGACACATCAAACACATTCGTATATACTTTAGGGCTTGAAAGCGTCTTCATTAATGGTTCGCGTCAGATTGCGGCCGTTGACTATAACACGACAAATACCACGGTCTTAACGCTTACATCGAATGCGATTGCTGGTGATATTGTTCAAGTTACAACTTTAAATGGTGCTTCACTTACTCTCGGATCTCAAGGCGCTCAAGGTGCTCAAGGTGCAACCGGTGCACAAGGTGCTCAAGGCACAACGGGTGCTCAAGGCGCTCAAGGTGTTGCTGGCGCTCAAGGTGTTCAAGGCGCAACTGGCGCAACTGGTGCTCAAGGCACAACGGGTGATCAAGGTGCTCAAGGTGTTGCTGGCGCTCAAGGTGTTCAAGGCGCAACTGGCGCAACTGGTGCTCAAGGTGTTGCCGGCGCTCAAGGTGTTCAAGGCGCAACTGGCGCAACTGGTGCTCAAGGTGTTGCTGGACCTCAAGGTGTTACTGGTGCTCAAGGCGCTCAAGGTGCTCAAGGTGCCACCGGTGGAGGTGTAACCTCAGTCGCCACGGCTAATGGACTTTCTGGTGGAACGATTACAACTAGTGGTACAATTGGAGTAACTGCTGGGCCAACACTTACGGTCAATACGACTGGTATTCATGTGAATTCCACATTATCAATCGCCGATCTTACACTCTCGGGTAACCTGACAGTTTCCGGTACAAGAACTTACGTGAACACCACAACACTCGACGTTGGTGATAATATTGTTACGCTGAATGCAGATCTTGGAGCTAATCCTCCTACTGAGAATGCTGGCTTCGAGATCATGCGCGGGACGTCTGCCAACGTTCAGTTCGTCTGGGATGAAACAAATGATCGCTGGTCTACAAACAGTCAACCACTTGCTGTTTCGTCTCTTGTAGCCGCAGGTGCTGCATCTGGAATTACCACCCTTGCTGCCGGTAATACTACGATCACTGGTTTTGCCAACGTAACCTCGACGCTACAAGTAGCTGGTATTACTACTCTTAATGCCAACGTTGCAATGGCAAATAATGTGTTAAGTAATCCTAAGCTTGCTTCATACAAAGAAGCAGTTGTTGCCAATACTATAACAACAACTACTCACACTGTAGATTTATCACTATCCAACGTATTCGATTTGACATTGGCCAACGCGTCTATTACAATTACATTTTCAAATCCTCCTGCATCGGGCAATGCATACAGTTTCACACTTCATTGTAAACAAGACGCCACGGGATCGAGAATAATCACGTGGCCGGCTTCTGTTAAATATCCGAATGCTTCGACACCGACGATGTCAACTGGTGCAAATAAAATCGATGTCTTCAGTTTCTTTACCCTCGACGGAGGTACAACATATCTCGGTGCCTTATCTCTTGCAAATACAGGTTAATAAGAAGGTTATACGATGCCATTAAATGTATTTAGAGCTTCAGGTAAGGCTGCTCCAGCCACACAAGTATTCAATGCCCCCGCAACATTCGTCGTTCCTGCAGGCGTATATTCTATAGATATATCTGGTCGTGGCGGCAATGGAAACGCTGGTAATGCAGGCAATCCTGGTACTGCTGGCAATGCTGGTAATCCTGGAAATAATGGGGCCGCAGGAACTGGTGGTGCTGGTGGTACAGCTGGGACATCTGGCAATCCTGGCGCATCAGGAAATGCTGGCACAAACGGGGCCGGCGGAGCTGGCGGTGCTGGTGGTACAGCTGGAACATCTGGAAATCCCGGCGCATCAGGAAATGCTGGCACAAACGGTGCTGGCGGCCCAGGAGGAGCCGGAGGTGCTGCAGGGAATGCTGGGAATCCAGGTGCCACTGGCAATGCAGGTACGAATGGTGCTGGCGGAGCTGGCGGTGCTGGTGGTACTGCTGGAAATGCTGGAGCGACAGGAAACTCCGGCAATCCCGGTACTAATGGTGCCGGTGGTGCAGGCGGTGCTGCTGGTAATGCTGGGAATCCAGGTGCCACTGGCAATGCTGGTAACCCAGGAACAAATGGCGCCGGCGGTGCTGGCGGTGCTGCTGGTAATGCTGGGAATCCAGGTGCCACAGGAAACTCTGGTAATCCTGGTACCAATGGTGCCGGCGGTGCTGGCGGTGCAAGAGGAAATGCTGGGAATCCAGGTGCCACAGGAAACTCTGGAAATCCAGGAAATAATGGTGCCGGCGGTGCTGGTGGCACTGGCGGTAGCGCAGGTACGGGAGGAGGCGGCGGACAAGGTTCAGCCCGACCTTGCGGTGGCGGAGCCGGTAGCGGTGGTAGTCCGGGCGGTGGCTGCGGTTGTTTTGGCACCCCATTTGCGCCTTGTTCTGCCCCCGGCGGCGCCGGAGGCTCTCCTGGCGGAGGAAATGGTGGCTTTGGTGGAAGCGCAAATCTTGGGGGGTGCGTTTGCGGCGGCGGCGGTGGCGGCGGCGGAGGCGGCGGTAGCGGAGTGACTGGTAATTCAGGGAGTGCAGGTGGTGCGGGTGCCAATGGAAGTGCTGGAAATACTGGAGCCGCAGGATCAGGGGCAACTGCTGGAGCAGCAGGAAGTCCCGGTGGAGCTGGGGCCAATGGAAATGCTGGAAATACTGGAGCAGCAGGAACTGGAGCAAACGCTGGAGCAGCAGGAAGTCCTGGTGGAGCTGGTGCCAATGGTAATGCCGGCACAACAGGGGCGGCTGGAACTGGAGCAAACGCCGGAGCAGCAGGAAGTCCTGGCGGTGCCGGTGCTAATGGTAATGCCGGCACAACAGGGGCCGCAGGTACAGGGGCAACTGCTGGAGCAGCAGGAAATCCAGGTAATGCAGGCGCAGCAGGAAATACTGGAGCAAATGGTAATGCAGGAACAGGGGCAACCGCTGGATCTACTGGCAATCCAGGTAATGCCGGCGCAGCAGGAAATCCAGGTGCAAATGGTAATGCCGGCACTGGAGCTAATCCAGGGGCAGCAGGGAGCCCTGGAAATGCCGGAGCAGCAGGAAATACTGGAGCAAATGGTAATGCTGGCACTGGAGCTAATCCAGGAGCAGCAGGAAATCCAGGCGGTGCCGGAGCTGCTGGTAATGCTGGGACTGGCGCAGCAAACGGAAATCCGGGATCAAGTGGAAACCCAGGCAACGTTTCAACGTTTGGTTCCTTAGCTAATTTTCCAGGTGGAACCGGTGGTACTGGTGGGGCTGGAGGAAATGCTACAAACGGAGCAGCTGGCTCGGCCGGAACTTCTGGAAATCCAGGTGGATCAGGCAATCCCGGAAATAATGGGGCTGCAGGAACTGGCGGTGCTGGTGGTACAGCTGGGACATCTGGTGGTATTGGAGGAACAGGCAATCCCGGTAACAATGGAGCTGCTGGTACAGGCGGCGCCGGAGGATCGGCCGGTACTTCCGGAGGTATTGGAGGAACAGGCAATCCCGGTAATAATGGAGCTGCAGGAACTGGTGGTGCTGGTGGTACAGCTGGGACATCTGGTGGTATTGGAGGAACAGGCAATCCTGGCACCAATGGGGCTGGTGGTGCAGGAGGAGCTGGTGGTAATGCTGGTAATCCAGGAGCCACTGGTAATGCCGGCAATCCAGGAAATAACGGTGCTGGTGGTGCAGGCGGTGCTGCTGGTAATGCTGGTAATCCAGGAGCCACTGGCAATGCTGGTAATCCAGGAAATAACGGTGCTGGTGGTGCAGGCGGTGCAAGAGGAAATGCTGGGAATCCAGGAGCCACTGGCAATGCTGGTAACCCAGGAACAAATGGCGCCGGTGGTGCAGGAGGAGCTGGTGGTACGGCGGGTAACTCCGGATCTCCTGGCAACGCTGGTGTAGGCGGAGGCGGCGGAGGCGGCGGAGGCGGAGGCGGAGCATCGGGTTGGACTTTAAAGCAAGGTGGTAGCGGCGCCGGCAATGCTGGTACCGCGGGTAATTCAGGCAACATAAGTGGTGCTACTAACGGCAACGGCGGCGCAGGCGGCAATGGAGGACTTCTTTCGGGCGCTGCCGGTGGTTCAGGTAATGCAGGAACACCAGGCAGCGCAGGAAATACAGGAGCCGCAGGAACTGGAGCAAACGCTGGAGCAGCAGGAAGTCCTGGTAATGCAGGCGCCAATGGAAGTGCTGGAAATACTGGGGCCGCAGGAACTGGAGCAAACGCTGGAGCAGCAGGAAGTCCTGGTAATGCCGGCGCTGCAGGAAGCGCTGGTACAACAGGAGCGGCAGGAACTGGAGCAAATCCAGGAGCAGCAGGAAGTCCAGGCGGTGCAGGAGCCAACGGAAATGCTGGTACAACAGGAGCGGCAGGAACTGGAGCAAATCCAGGAGCAGCAGGAAGTCCTGGTAATGCCGGCGCTGCAGGAAATGCCGGAGCGACTGGCAATGCAGGAACTGGAGCTACAAATGGTGCAGCTGGAAATCCAGGAGGTGCAGGAGCAGCAGGAAATGCTGGAGCGACTGGCAATGCAGGAACTGGAGCTACAAATGGTGCGGCTGGAAACCCAGGCGGTGCCGGAGCTGCTGGTAATGCTGGCACAACAGGAGCAGCTGGAACTGGAGCTACAAATGGTGCGGCTGGAAATCCAGGAGGCGCAGGAGCAGCAGGAAATACTGGCACAGCAGGTAGTGCTGGAACTGGAGCGACCGCCGGAACAGCCGGCACATCAAATCCTGGAGCATCAGGAAACGCTGGTAATATTGGTACTACGACAAATTCAGTATCAGTAAAAGTATACCCATATCAAATAGTTTCTATAAATATTGGAACAGGCAGCGCTAATGGTACGATGAGTGTAACATTTTAGCACAAATAACAAAAAGGAAACAATACATGCTAGTAGGAATTAAAGACGTTTATCTTTATACTGGTTTGACTACGACAGGTGGCAACGACTCTGCTGCAGCCTATCAGTGGCTACAGGATAATAACATTGAGTTTACTCATTTATCATACAACGATAGTAGTCAATACGAATCTGTATTCAATGCTCTAAATACATGGGATATTGGAGAATTTACTGATTTTCCATTTGTCATCTACGATGAAAAACATGACGATTTTACCGCAGTCAAACAAGCATTGATTGGCTTAGATGCCATCACAGAGAGCAACTTAGTCGAACTAGCAGCCCTGTAATTTACATATATATAATAGAGTCATTCATTTGGAACATGTTAACATACAAAGAATGGCATTGGTAATGCGTTGCTATGACAAACTTCCACCACATCTCAGAATATGGATCTCAAGCTTACATTTTAGTTTGCATGATGATCATATTCTGAGAGGTGCGAGCGACGTCGAGCAATGTAAAAAATTTATTGAATCTGGTGGAATACACTATGAAAAACCTGGAAATGGACAAAATTGATGTTTTCGTTTTTTGAAAAGAATGAGCCTAAACTAGAATTTCTTTGCTATGATGATGATTTAGGAAATATACCAGAACCTTATCCTGCCCGCAAACTGATACCAGAATGGTATAAAGCTTTGCCAATGAAGAAGGATGTAGGCTTTGATCAATCTACTCTCAAAAGATGCCCACCTTTTCTTGATGCGATGATCACGGGTTGGATTATTCCACTCGTTGCTGATGTTGAAATCACTTCGAATGAAGATTGTTCGTTCATTGAATACAACAGCAAATATCCGAGAGCAATGATCGAGAATCATTTACAGTGGCAAGTAACATCTGACAAATGCCCCGCTCCACATTTACCAAAACCTCCAATTAAATTCATGAACTGGTGGGCAATCAACTGCCCGAAAGGATACTCACTGTTGTTTGTTCCACCATTAAATAGACCTGATCCAAGATTTACTTGTTTTTCGGGTATGGTAGACTGCGATGGTTATTTTGAGTTTATTAACTTTCCATTTGTTTGGAACGAACCCAATTTTAAAGGTATTCTACCTGCTGGTACACCGTTAATGCAGGTTATTCCAATTAAAAGAGATACTTTGTTTTCGAAAAATGTATGTAGAGCATTCAATGAAACTGAACTGAAAGCACTCAAAGGTACACGTAGAAAGCTTCAAAGTCATGAATCCCATTATCGAGATAATATTTGGGAGCGTAAATAATGGCAGTATATCAAATAGCTCCTTCTCCATCGTTAGGTATACCAGAAATTTCTTTTGCATCATGGCGTGATGGTTTTACTGAAGAAGAGATCGATAAAATAGTTAGTATTGGTGATAGTCTCACGATCAAATCTGCTAGTGTTGGACCTGATAGTAAAGTTGAAGAAGCAGTTAGATCATCTAAAATAGGTTGGATAAATCTTACGCCCGAGACTAATTTTATATATGATAGAATTGCTTTCATAGCAAGACAACTGAACGGTGAATTCTTCAATCTAGATATATGGGGATTTGTAGAGGACTTTCAGTATACTATATACGATGGAAAAGACGATCATTATACGTGGCATCTTGACAGAGGTGGAAATGCAACGAATGCGCCTCGCAAATTATCTCTTGTAATACAATTATCTGATCCTTCTGAATACGAGGGGGGAGATCTTGAGATATTTGATGCACCCGTGCCGACTCAAGTCACAAAACAAAAAGGTTTAGTAGTTGCATTCCCGTCCTTTATTTTACACAGAGTAACTCCTGTGACAAAAGGCATTCGTAAAACTCTAGTAGTATGGTTAGCTGGTCCTCAATTTAAGTGAGATAATATGACAAGAGAATGTGGAAGTTGCACGAAGTGCTGCGGTTGGTTAACTGGAGAAGCTCTTGGCCATCAATTTTGGCCAGGAAGGAAATGTCATTTTGTAACTACAAAAGGATGTTCGATACACGAACAACGACCTGAGAATCCGTGCAAATCGTTTAGCTGTGTATGGTTAGGAAATGAAAAGTTTCCACTCGGTCTTGATACTATTCCGATGTGGATGAAACCAGACGAATCAAACGTAATTATGGTTTGGAGACAACACGAAAATCCTGATCTTAGCTTTTTACAACTGCTTGAAGCAGGCGCTCCGCTAACAGCCGAAATACTTAGTTGGGCTATTCAGTATGGTTTGAACAACGGTTTAAATATATTTTATCAAGTCAACAGTGGTTGGAATAAGATTGGAAACCGACTGTTTTTAGATACAGTGATAGAGGCTGATCTTTCCCAATATACATAACATAAGGATTTTATTATGACAGACATACTTGATCAGTGGCAGTATTTTAGCTCACCTATCTATAGTATTATGAAGCCAGAACTTCTTGATTTCTCAAGAGCAGCATCAAATGCGGCGTTAAGGGCCGCGCGCAAAATAACAAAAATAAACGATGTATATCCAGTCGTGCAAGCAGATGTGTCTAACGAAGAAGATCTTCTTCCACTGATACAGTACACATTAAACACAGCATGGAATCTTTTGAGCGATCAAGGATACAACATGAATGGACTTTCGACTTATCTTACCGAATGTTGGAGTCAAGAACACCATAAGTATTCATCAATGGAGTATCATAATCACAGCGACTGTCAGTTAGTTGCTTTTTATTTTTTAGAGTGCCCGAAAGATCCTCCGCGAATGGTGATTCATGATCCGCGACCAATGAAACTTATGTTACCACTATACGAACATAATTCTTCTAACATTACCACAGCAACATCGTCTATTAATTTTACGCCAGTTCCTGGTCAACTAATGTTTGCAAATTCCTGGCTACCGCATAGCTTTACTCGTAACACATCAACCAAACCTTTCAAATTTATTCACATGAACATTGGTACACGTCCGTACATTGAACCTATAGTATATGATGCAACAGCAGAAATAATCTAATATGTCTGAGTTTATGATAAGATTCAATCAATCAAGAGGACAACCTAATCGCGGGACAGAAGATCATGTCTGGCGCGTTTTCGAAGATGGTAAAGAATATCTATGTAAAAATGTTATCATTAATGTTCCAAGCCGTGGGGCAAAGACAGGTCAAGATTGGAATATCTGTTGCGAAGGTACTATGAGCATATGTAAAGACACCTCTACAATTACTATTAACTAAATTATTATCGGTGAAATTATGAACTTAGAATTTTCAGAAATAAAACTTTATAACCCAGGAGTTCTTAAAACAAGAATTCCAGTTTCTATTTTTGCTGAGTTGACTTGTGACTTGCAAAAGCAAGTTGATAATAATCCGGAAAAATACAATACTAATTTAGCTGGGCAATTAGAAACAGAATTTCAGTATGTTATTAACGGGCAGTTTAGAGAATGCATAGAGCAAACGTTTCTTGAATATAGAAGAAAATTTAATTTTTATGAAAATCATAATTATGTCATTGATAATGATGCTTGGGTAAATTTTCAGAAGAAACACGAATATAATCCAATACATTTTCACCACAAAGCTATTTCATGGGTGATATGGATTGCAATTCCTTATGATTTAGAAGAGGAATTAAATATGCCAAATGTAAGAGAATCAAACTATAAAGTTGCATCAAAGTTTGAATTCATTTATAACTCATTAGACGGTGGAATTAGTACGACTCAATTAGATATTGATAAGACATGGGAAGGTTCTCTTATTATGTTTCCAAATTATCTTAAGCATCAGGTATATCCGTTTCAAACTTCAGACGAACATCGTATTTCTATTTCTGGTAATATAGACATTAGAAATTAATTGGGCGAAGTGGAGTTAAGACTACAATTGTCCCAGAAATTGATGAGTATGCTCTTGCGAGAGCCGCTTTTGATTTCATTGACCCAATGGTAGTATCGACTGCCTTCGAAGTATAAGACCGCACCTTCGGTAGGTTGAAAAGACTCGTGTGTATATTTTAACAATTCTTCTTTTAAAACTTCCGGAGGGCTCAGTTCTTTTTCATAGTCTAACCAACTTCTTTCAGAAATACAAAATTCTCCGCCTTCAAGATCGATTGCTTCTAAGTAACACGATATGGTAATTGGAGACATTAATTCTTCTGGTTTCAACTTTTCTCCAGCCTCAATTCTGTGCCGAAGCTTTTCATTAAAATCTACATGAGGCCACAAATCTCCAGAAGATTTATACGCCTGATACCAATATTCAATATGAGTTTTGTTACAATTAAACTGTTCTCTGTCGAGAAATTCAAGCACAGCTTCATCTGTTTTATTTGTAGGCGCATTACGATCAAAGTAATGCATGTTCGTATGCCTATTTAAACCTTCAAGAAAAGTTAAGCGAATATCTTCATCGAGAGTAGATCTACGAATAATCCTCGAGTTTCCATGGTACATTTTCAAATCTTTCAAAAACATATTTAGCAGCCTCTTTATTCTTTAAAGATTTACCAAAAGCCTTGACGAAACTGTTTGGCATTTTCTTATAGGAAGAAGCTCCTGCTTTATTATCACATTCTGCTGGATGTCGAGAAATTTCTAACTCGTCACATATCTGATTGATATTGGTTTGAGTAAAAAAATCCTCATAAAAGAAGTAGAGCGGATTTGCGAACACACTGTCCAAAGCTTCGATAGTTTCTTTATATTTACATGATATGAAATTGCTCATGACAAATCGTGAAGCTAACGACCGATTTGGAATTTTACCTCCTCCAATCATATTCCAAGAAGACCAACTCCTCTGAATAGGATCTCTCATAATATAAACTGGTACTACTTCGATATCGTATTTTAGTAAACCGTTTTTAATAAGTCGAAAGATGTTCTCACTCGAGCCTTCATAATGTGTGAAGTCGCCTGTGACTTGATTTATATTTGAAACAGCCCGAAAAAAAGACTCTATGTCTTTTCTATATTCGCTTACATCTTCTAAGACAGGAACTAAATCGTCTCTCTGAATAATATTCAGTTCTTTTCCCATATCATAGAAATCTGGGTGTTCTTTAAAATACTCATATAACCAAGTAGTGCCAGATTTCTCGGCTCCTACATTCAATAAAAACTTCATAGATTTAATTGTATTAATATATTTCTAAAATTTGGCCCGTGCGTTGGAGAATCTACGTCTTCTAAAAGTTCATAGTTTGCTGCGTTTGCTCGCATACGCAAAGTTCTATGAAAGATTGAATTTGCAGGAATATTTCTATACAAATGTTTAGTTATACCAATTTCAATATTAAAATTATTTTTGGCTGTTACATTTTCTTGATTAAAAACGTAATTTCTAGAACCGTTTTCATCCGGAGCAGTGAGTGAATGTCTGCCATCTAATGTTCCATTTTCAAGGATAAACCCGCTTACAAATCCCATATCTTTTCCAGCTACAGTATCAAAAGCTCTTATCATAATATAAGTATCATTTGCGCCATGAGGATTTAATCCTGGCCACTCATTATTAATTCCGCTTTCAATTAATGTGCGCATGTTGGCTTTTCGTTCGGCGTCAGTTAATGTAGAATTTTCCGGCCAATTCGCATCAATAGCATCCTTTGATCTTTCATACAAGTCATCAAAATCTATTTCTGACAAATCATTTATAACAGTATAAACAATATTCATATCTTAACTCTCTTTGTAGCTATTATGTCTGCGATGGTATTTATCCAACCTTCTTTGCTTGTATCAAATGGTTGTTCGTGGTGTTGTTTATGCATATGTTCTCCACCACTGATAATTCCGTACCAAAATCCCATATCTTTTGGACCGTTTTTATCATGATTTAGAGATGCGATTCCTGTGGACCATATCGACAATGTAGCAGGAACAATGTAAATAAACAAGTATGCTGGTAACGATATGAATAACAATAGAAACGGTAAGAATAACAAAATCCAGTATTTTTCATAGAAGAAATTGGTAATCTTATTACGAATCAGTCTGACTG